GACATCATGTTCTAGTTGGTGAATACGCACCAACGCCGTTTCCAGTGTATAAGGGGACTGGATCTCCCCATTATGCATACTTAAATCCAATGCATTTGGATATTGTGTAATACTAGTAATGCGATAATTATATTTAAAACAAGTGTATGCATCAACACACCTGAATCAGAGCTTCTCTTATTGTAGTTTCAAACTACTCCACTAAATAATGGTACCTCTCGGGGGAGGTTCAAGACAAATAAGTTTTCGTAATATACAATTAGTTTGGAAGATACTAAATGCAAATTCGTAACTACCTCATTTGGGTTCTTTGGTTTTTATTGCATGTAACCAACGCAATTTTACATTTCGAAAATTTACCCTACTCCTCTTTCGAGGGTGGGTATGGGTTTTCGTCCCATTCGTATTTCTCACAATACTTTAAAAGTTGTTCCTGATAAGTCGGGAACGACCCTACAAGTCCTGCGAGATTACATTCGTCTGCTACTTGTTTGAGTTGCGCGCATCTCTCTGTGTATTTCTCACGTCCGAAATGTGCGTACTTATCCAAGGCATCCTTTATTGTGCAGGCAGCGTGGAGTTCTTCCGAAATCTGTGATTTTCCATGTGCATGGAGCATCTTAGATATCGAACTCTCCTCAATAACTGCACGGTATAATTGCAATTCATCATCCCATACTGCATTATGTTTTAAGAAACCTGCTTCAGATCCATGTATAAATGGAACAGATTCAGTTTCTTTATCAGCCATCGTGTATGTAATATCACACTCAGCTAAAACACGAGCAATATTGGTATGATTGTATGCATCATAACCAGTCTTTACGGACATGATGTTATCATCTCCATAAGTCAATAGAGCAACAACTTCAGAAAATAATGGCGTTTTCCACCATCTTTCTTCTTGTGCAATTCTATAATATACATAACGCATATATAAACTATTAACTAATGAATTGGTAACAACAGTCAATGGATGTCCCGAAGGATTAGACCCATAAAACTGTACCAATGTCCCAAAATAATCATAAGTCGGTGAACAGATCTCAGTG